TCGCCCATGTCCCATAATTTTCTAATGTAAATATTTTATAATTATTATTTTTATATTTTACATTTAATTTCCATATTATATAATATTTATTCGCTAACCATCTCTCTCTTGCATTCCATACAGTTACTGTTGATATATAACTTCTTGTTATACTATTTATTATTTCTTTTAACCATTTTTTCTTATTATTCTTTAATGTATTATTATAAATTTTTATTAATTCTTCTATTAATAACATTAATAACTTTTCTATATTAATATTTATTTTAATTTATTTTTTCAATTTTATTCATCTTTTTATATTTTAATTTAATATATATAAAATTAAATATTCTTATAATCATGGTTGTAAGTTATAGATTCGCTGATCAATTTAGTCTTTTACATTTTTCTGTTGGAACTATTGCTTATTTTTGGAATATACCTTTCCTTATTGCTTTAATTATTCATGCTATTTTTGAATGGATTGAAAATACTAAATTTGGTATGGAAATTATTAAAAATTGGATCATTAATCCTGGTTTATTCAAATGGCCTGGTGGTAAATATCAAGCTGATAGTTCTATCAATATATTAGGTGATAATGTATTTTTTGCTATCGGTTGGATTACTGCTTATATTTTAGATATTTTAAGTGATAAATATAATTGGTATGAAAAAAAATTATAATATTATATTTTTTATTTCCTTATATTGACCTTCTAAATTCCCATCCTAATATATTACATATTCCTGACCATATACAATCCTGCTCATATAATTTCTCCCTATTCTTTAATAATGGAAAACAATATTTAAACTCATCTAATCCCAATAATTCTACAAATTTATGTAATACATAATAATACGATAAAAAATTCTTCCTTTGTTTATTTACCTTCGGATATACTTCTTGAAAAGGTGCTTGTATCTCTTTAAACATATATCTTAATTTCTCCTCTAATATTGGACTCAATATTGGAGGTGGTAATCCATTTAATCTATTTAATATATGAACACTATGCTCATAATATTTATTATACCTTAATTTTCTTAAATAATTCTTTATCTTCGCCGGTGTTAATTTAGCCATATTTGATATCCTTTCTTTTTTTATTTCTATTAATATTTTATCAAAAACTTCTGGTGGTATTTCTGTTGTCTCTTTCCCCTGAAATTGAGTTAATATTTCATTAAAATGATTAATCCTCTTATACGCAAAATATGTCACTTCAGGAGGTGGATCTTTAAAACTTGGTTTATTTGAATCTATTACTAATTGATCTATTTTTCCACATTTCGGACATACCATATAACCCTCTGTGCTCTTTAATATCTTCTCTATATCACACTTTTGACATATATTAACATCTATATATATATCATCAACCCGTTTTATATAATTACTATCAACTATTTGTAAATAATCATTTAAGATATCTGATTTTTTAAATACTTTATTTGGATCATAATAATCACTTATACTCTTTATATCCTCATGATTATATATTGTATCTTCTTCTTCTAATAATTCTTCATCATCTTGCCATTCATCTAAATCATTTATTAATTCTTCTCTTAAAATTTCTTTATATTCATTTATATTTTTATTATCTTTTTCTAATTCTTTATTATTTTTATTATTCTTCGGATTTAAATATTTTAATATATTCTTATTATCATATTTTATACCATTCTCATTTTCTATATTATCATTTATATTGTCACTCATTTTTTTCATATTATCATAATATTTATATAATATATGTCCCGTATTCAAAAAATAATTATTTAAATCATAATTTAAATTATACTTATTTATCTGATCTTCTATTACCTTCTTTTGATTTATTTTATCTAAATAATTATCTAACTCATTATCATTCATTATACTCTTTTTACTTGAATTTATTATTATATTATTTATCTTCTCTAACTCCTTCTCTAATATTATCAATTCTTTTTGCTTTAATTTATAATTCTTTATGATCTCTTTATGTTTCGCATCCAATGTTATTCTATCATCATATATTATCTTCTTCTCATTCTTAACCCTGAATGTTGACATTATAATATTATATATCTATATTACTATTAAATCTTATATCTTATTTTATTTATCTATATATAAACGAATTCTTTTAACGGTATTCGTTTTTTTATTATTTATTTTATATATATTATTATATATATATATTACCCCTTATTCTTTTCTTTTTTATTTATTATGAATCATAAAATAAAATCTAAATCTAATAATAAAATTGATCTTATTAAAATGAAATTTATCTTTAATGCTCTTGAAGATGGTTGGACTATCTCTAAACTTAATAACGGTAATTATGAACTTATTAAAGAAATTAATAAAGTAAAAAAAGAAATTGATCTTAACCAATATATAACAACTTATTTATAATTTAATATTATAATATCTATAATATTAATATTTATTCATCTTATCTTATGGTTCTTTTATCTGAATTTAAATATTTTTCTAATTTTATTGACTTTATTAATTCTAATAAGATTAATATCCCTTTTGAACATTATTATAATAAAATTTTTTATTTAGGATTCATCATCTTAAAAAATCATAAAAAAAAATATATTATTAATCTACTTAAAAATATTTATTATTCTTTAAATACTATTGATATTATTGTTTCTAATAGAATATACTCTATTCCTAATCATATAAATAATAATGAAAATTTTAATAAAAAACTTACACATTTTATTGATTTAAAAAATAATGGTAATGATTTAGGATTTATCATTAATTCTATTTTAAATATCTATCTAAATCATTTTAAGAATATTACTCACTCTAACTATATCTTTATGATTAAAAATATTATCACTATTTATTTTAAAAAAATATTTTTAAATATTAATTTTAATATTAATTATTCTAACCATATTTCTATTCATGATAATATCTCATCTAAAACTTATCTTAAAATATTTAATGATATCTTTAATAACAATATTGATCTAACCTTTATTAATTATAATTATAATCCTAAATTACATATTGGTCTTATTCTTGACGGTAATAGAAGATTCGGTAAAAAATTTAATGTTAATGGTCATCTTTATGGTGCTATCAATTCTAAAAGAATTATTGCATATATTTATAAACTTGGGATTATTAAAGAATGCTCTCTTTATGTTCTTTCCTATGATAATTATATTAATAGATCACCTCAAGAAAAAGATAATATTTATAAAATTATTGAAGAATATCTTCTCTTTATCAAAAATAACCAAAATATATTTATCAATTATATTTTTAATTTCTTAGGAGAAATTAATCTTTTACCTGAAAATTTACAAAATCTTATTCTTTTTATTACCAATCTAAACTCATCTAAAATACATAATATTAATATTATTATTATTAATTATGCTATTGTTTATGACGGTAGAAGAGAAATTATTAATGCTGTTAATAATCATTCTTTTAATTTTACTAATCATTTATTTCTTAATAATGATATTGATTTAGTTATTAGAACTGGTAATTCTAATAGAATTTCTGGTTTTTTCCCATGGAGAACAATATATTCTGAATTTTATTTTTTAGATAAACTTTGGCCTGAATTTAATGAATTTGATCTAGATAATATTATTAATTCTTATAAAAATATTTCTATTAATAAAGGTAAATAATTTATATATTTATTCTAAAATGTATAATAATAATTAAATTTATATTATATCATATTTTATTTTTATTTATAATTATTTTATTTAGTATTATTTAATTTTTATTTATTATTATTTTATTTTAATTTAGTTATATTATAATTTAGCAATTATTTATAAATTATTTATTTTTTTTATAAATTTAAATTAATTAATTTAATTAAAAATAAAATATTTGTATAAATTTAGATTTATTAAAAATATGGATACCTCGCCTAATATAGTTTTTTTAATTTAATTGCGTGTAATTTTAATTTAATTTTTTTCTTTATTAAATATATATATAAATAAAATCTAATAATGGGTGCTTTAATGCAATTAGTTGCCTACGGTGCACAAGATGTGTATCTTACCGGTAATCCTCAGATCACCTTCTGGAAGGTCGTCTATCGTCGCTATACTAACTTCGCTATGGAGTCTATTGAACAAACTTTCAATGGTCAGGTTGATTTCGGTAAGAAAGTTACTTGCACTGTTGCCCGTAATGGTGATCTTATCTATCATGTTTATCTCCAAGCTACTCTCCCCGCTGTTACTGTCCCCTCCAACACCTCTTGCTTCTTCCGTTGGGTCAATTATGTTGGTCACGCTTTAATCAAAAACGTTGAAGTCGAAATCGGTGGTCAACGTATTGATAAGCATTACGGTGATTGGCTTAACATCTGGAACGAACTCACTCAAGAACCCGGTCACCAAGTCGGTTATGACAACATGGTTGGTAACACTCTTGCCCTTACCGGTGCTGGCTTAAAGGCTGTTGAGGCTACTACTCTCTATGTTCCTCTTCAATTCTGGTTTTGCCGTAACCCTGGTCTTGCTCTCCCCCTTATTGCTTTACAATACCACGAAGTCCGTATTAACCTTGAGTTCCGTCCTAAGAACGAGTTATACATCGTCTCTGGTCCCTCTGGTGCAACTTGCTCCGTTGCTGATTGTGCCTCTGGTAACACTCAAAACGGTATCTGTGTTCCTCCCCTTGAATATGCTTCTCTCTACATTGACTATGTTTTCTTAGATACTGATGAACGTCGCCGCTTTGCTCAAATGTCTCATGAGTATCTCATTGAACAACTCCAATTCACTGGTGATGAATCTGTTACTAGCACTAACGTTAAGATTAAGCTTAACTTCAACCATCCTTGCAAGGAACTTGTCTGGGTTGTTCAACGTGATGATGTTGCTCAAAACTGGAAGCAATGGTCCAACTACACTGATGATGTTGATACTGATGGTAATGTTGAGTCTGGTTTCGCTGCTGAAAGCTTCCCTCTCCTCTTATCCGCTCAAGCCTCTGCTGCTAATAACAATGCTACCTTCGGTCCTGCTAACGGTCAAATCTTCGGTCTCTCTGAGTGGGGTGTCAATGGTGCTGGAACTCTTAGCGTCCTTGCCGGTCTTGCTGAGGAACTCGGTCTCCCCGTCGCTGCTTTATCTGCTGCTCTCGGTCTCCCCTTCTCTGGTCTCGCCGGTCCTGGTGTCAATGCCTCTCAATTCGGTGCTCCCGTCAATTTCGGTGTTACTGATGCCGGTTCTGGTGCTGACCACGCTGGTCTTGGTCCCGTCCGTGCTGGTCGTAACCCCGTCGTTCGTGCTAAGCTCCAACTCAACGGTCATGATCGCTTCTCTGAACGCCTTGGTTCTTACTTTAACCTTGTCCAACCCTACCAACACCACACTAACGTCCCTGCCACTGGTATCAACGTTTATTCTTTCGCTCTTAAGCCTGAGGATCACCAACCCTCTGGAACTTGCAACTTCTCCCGTATTGACTCCGCTGTCCTTCAACTCCAACTTACTCCTAAGGCTGCTGGTCAAGTTACCACTGCTAATGGTTTCACTGGCTCTGCCTCTGCTGGTCTTGGTTACCAAAACTTCGGTTCTAAGGTCCGTGTCTATGCCACTAACTACAACGTCTTACGTATTATGAGTGGTATGGGTGGTCTCGCTTACTCTAACTAAGCTATTAACCAATTTAATAAACTATATAAAAAAAATAAAATAATCTTATTATTACTTTATTTTTATTTTTTAAATAATTTATATTTTTTTATATTATTAAACAATTCTTTTATA